GCATCTTGAACGCCCCGTCGCTGGTCTCTGTGGCGAAGGAAAGCGGTCAGCAGGCCGGTACCATCGTCAAGGAAAACCTGGACAAGATGTGGGCTCGCTGCTGGGCTCGTTCGCGCAGCAACGCCGTCTGGTTCATCAATCAGGATGCCGAGGCCCAGCTTTCGGCCCTCAATGGCGTCGTCGGCACTGGCGGTCAGTTGGTCTATATGCCGCCCGGCGGCCTGTCGGCTGCTCCTTACGCCACCCTCTATGGCCGCCCGGTCATCGCCACCGAGTACAGCTCGGCCCTCGGCACTCCCGGCGATATCGTCCTGGCCGACATGAGCCAGTACACCGTCGTCGATAAGGGCGGCGTCAACTTCGCCACCTCCATGCATGTGGCTTTTGACACCGATCAGATGCGCTTCCGCATCACCTATCGCGTCGATGGCAAGCCGATGTGGCACCAGCCCCTGACCCCGTTCAAGGGGACGTTGACCAAGAGCCCCTTCATCGCTCTGGCCCAGCGTTAATCCGGCATCGCCTGAACACAGGGCGCGGTCCCCCACCGCGCCCTTTTTCATTTCGCCGCATTGGGGGGCGGCAGGAGACCTTCAATGGCTCGTCAGTTCTCGATCCCCTACCAGCTTCCGCCCATTTCCCTGCTGCCTGCCGCCGCTGATGCCGCTGGCCGCACTGGCTCCTATCGCTCGCTGCGTAATGCCGTGAAGGCTTACATCGTGGCCGAGGTCAACCAGGGCAACGCCGCCACCGTCCTGCTGTCTGTCCTGCAGGCCAAGGACTCCAGCGGCACTGGCTCCAAGGCCATCAATGCCGCCCCCAACTGGCTGGTCGCCGATACCTCCGTGACCGATGCCCTGGTGGCGCAGGCCGCCGCTGCCACCGCGACCACCAGCGCCACCACCAAGGATAAGCTGGTCGTGTTCGAAATCGAGCCGGACGCCGCCCTGGATGTCGCCAACGGCTTCAACCACATCACGATTTCGACCGGCGCTTCGAACGCTGCCAACGTGACTGCCGCCCAGCTTTACATCCTGGGCAGCTACGAGCAGGCGACCCCGCCGACCTCCTACGTCTAATCGGGTGGGGCGGGTAATTCCGCCCCATTCCTCTTTTCTGTCTTCTGGAGGATGGCGACATGCCTATCGTTCGCGGTAAGGGCTCCTATTACGGGGGCTGGCCCATTATCACCGATACCACGACTGGCGAAGTCGTTGGCGTCAACAACCCCGTCTATTTTTATGACGATTTCCAAGGTGCCGGCCATACCAGCATCCCCACCAGCGTCTCTTCGGGGGCTTTTTGGTGCTCCAAGATCGTCAAGACCGCTGGCACCGTGACGGTGAGCGCCGTCGCCAACGGCCCCAACGGTCAAATCGCCCTCGCTACCGACGCCACCAGCGAAAAGCAGGATGCGGTTCTCTATACCGCCGACCAGCGGGCCTATTCGGTTGCGACTGGCCTTCAGTTCGAAACCCGCGTTCAGCTTGGCGTGATCCCAACTTCCGGCACCAAGGCTGTGTTCGGCGTCGCTGCCGCTTGGGCTGACGGCCCCAACAACATCGCTCAGTATCTGCGTTTCGCCGTCAACGGCAACGGCCAGATCCTTTGCGAGAGCCAGGACGGCAGCACTCAGCTTTCGGTCAATTCCGGCGTCACCGTCGCCACCACGACCGAATGGCACATCCTGCGCATCGACGCCACCGACCCGACCAACATCGGTTTCTACATCGACGGCAATCAGGTGGCGACCTCGACCACCTTCCCCTTTGCCGCGACGGGCGCCAATGCTCAGGTTCAGCCCTATTCCAGCGTCTATAAGGCGTCTGGAACCTCCGTGGGCACGGTCAACCTGGATTACGTCGCCATCTGGCAGAATCGGTCTTAATCTATGGCAAAGACTGACGCTTTCGACATCGCTTCGGCGAATGTCGGCGATGCGGTTGTTCTGACGGACGGCCGCACCGTTATCATCAACGGCATCTGCATTTCTGTCGATGCCGGCAACTTCATCCTCATCGGTGAATCCGAGTGGCTTGACGCAAGTCTGGTCGCTTCGGTCTCCGTCTAAGGGGTTAGGTCATGGCGCTCCCGGTCAATATCACTGCAACCATCGCCGCCAGCAGCTCGTTGAGCCCGGAGGTTGATCTTGGCATCGGGACTCTGGTTGGGATCGCCATGCCTGCCGCCTGGACTGCCGCCGCCCTTACGTTCCAGGTGAGCGTTGATGGTGGCGTTACCTGGAATGAATTGACCACTTCTGCCGGGGCGGCTGTCAGCTACACCGTCGCTGCGGGGCAGTTCATCGCCGTTGATCCGACCCTGTGGCGTGGCATCAACGCCATCAAGGTTCGCTCTGGCACGTCTGGGTCGCCTGTCAATCAGGTGTCCCAGGCCGCCTTGACGTTCGTCACGCGGGCCTTGGCCTAAGCCATGGATAGCGTCGGCTCCTACGTCATTTCCAGCGTCGTCATTCCACCCGCTTCGTCTGATTTGACGATCCTGGCGACGGTAAAAGACGACTGGATGATCAAGGGAGGAAAAGACGACTCCTTCCTGTCCCGCGCCATCTCCCGATGCAGCGTTGCCGCACAGCAGTTTTGCAATCGCTCATTTGGCATCGCCACCTATCAAGACGCATTTCGTCTGGAGCAGGGCTATCGGACTGGCCGGATTGTCAATGGCGCCCGCAGCCCGATCAAACTTTCGGCGTGGCCGCTGGTGTCCGTGGTGAGCGTGACGGTGACGCCGCCGAACAGCGCGCCAACCATTTTGACGGCGGGAACTGACTACGAGGTCGATCAGGTCACAGGCTTTATCTACCGCCTCGATTCGCTCGGGCAACCCAGAGACTGGAATCCGGTTCAGACGGTCATCATTTACCAGGCTGGCTACATTCTCCCCGGCCAGAACCCCGTCGATTTTCCAGGCGCTCAGACGCTGCCCGTCGACATCGAGGACGCTGTTGGACGAATGGTCTTTTCCCGCTATTCCGAGCGTCAGCGTGATCCCTTCATAAAATCCGAAGAGGTGGCGGGAATTAGCCGCGTTGACTACATCGTCGGGAACCCGAATCAGGGCGACGGTGGCAACATGAGCCCGGATGTCGCTGACATTTTGAACAATTACCGCCAACCCGTCACCGGCTGAGGATCGACCATGGATAACCCCGGCATCTATTCGCTTGGTGATTTTCCCGTCACGTCCGCCACCACATTGACTGGCGGCGCGATTACCGAGCTGTCCGGCGCAACCGCCGTCACCCTTTTCGCCCGTCTGGCCTATGGCTCTGGCGGCTCGACCGCGATTGCCGTTGTACAGACCTCGCTGGATCAAGGCACGACCTGGATTGACATTGCCCGCTTTGACTTCGCCACGGCAGGCGCGGCCAAGGTCATCAACCTGTCTGGCCTGACCCCGCGCACGTCGCCGCTTGTTGTTGCGCCTCTAGCTTCCGAGGGCGCGAATGACGGCATCTTGGGAGATCAGTTGCGCTGCGTCGTCACTTCGACCGGGACTTACGGCGGCTCGACGGTGGTGAGCGTTCGGGCGAGCGTGCGCTGATGGCATCGTTGCTCATTCTGGCTTGCGGGGCGGTGCTGTTTTACGTCTGCAACCGCTTCCAACCGAATGCGCATTGGGCCGTCAAGGCGTGTTTCATCTTGGCTTTCTGCTTTGATGCTTGGGTGATGCGATGATCGAATTTATGGATGGCGGGCCTTTAGCAAGAGGCCCGGCCCAGCTAGAGGTTCTTATTGAGCGCGGTCAAGCTGGCTCGCCGTTTCGCGCCGCTCTGGACCCTATCGATGCCCAATGGGCAGCGAGGGACAAAGATCAGGACCGGCGCAACGCCATGAGAAAGGCTTTCTTCGTTCCGCCGGGGCGTCATCCGCCCTCCCTTGGGATGGGCTTCTGCCGTATGAACCGTATGCTTTTTCCGGGTGCGCGGTGACTCCTTCCGCCGCCATCGCCCAGCTTGACCGCGCCTTGGCCCGCAACGGTCAGGATATCACGCTCCAGCGCCTGACGCTTGGTCCCAATGGTCAGCAAATCGCATTCAGCGTCGGTTGCCGCGCCATGGTGACGGGCTATCAGGCGTCGGAATTGATCGCCGGCAGCGGCATCGTCCAGGGCGATAGCCATGTGATCTTGTCGCCAACCGAAATAAACGAAGCGCAATGGCCCGGCCCGTCCATCGTGGCGGCTGGCGGCGCAGCCCCTGGCACTGACGCCCGCGTCCCGAGCAAGAGCCGAGGCGACCGCTGCGTGATCGCCGGGAAAGCCCGCGCCGTTGAGGCAGGGACGCCGTTCTATATCGATGGCGAGTTGGTCCGCATCGAGCTTCAGGTTAAGGGCTGACCATGGCCGAAAAATGGGCCGCCATCGAAACCGATATCATGGCGTCCATCGCCAGTTTCGGCAGCGGCCCCGAGGCGCAGAAAGCCTTTGCCGAGTTCGCCGCCGAAAAGCGAGACGAGGTGATTGCCCGCGATAAGCCGACCTCGACCACCGTCTTTGTGGATGGCCGGCAGAATGCGCCGCTGGATAGCGTGAAACTGCCTGATGGCGTTGCGCGGTTCGAATTTGGCTACCTGGATGAAATCGTGGCTGGCGTGCTGGCAATGCTGGTCAGCAAGTCGCCCTATCGCGCCAAGAAGCCCGGTGCTGATGTGAAGACCCATTATCGGGATGAACATCTCGTTTTCATCAACGGCGTCGAAGTGACGGAGATTCCCGACACGCTGCCGCCCAATGCCGTGGTGGTGCTGGTCAACCTGCAGCCCTATTCGCGCAAGATCGAGGCTGGTTTTTCTGCCCAGGCTCCGAGTGGCGTTTATGAGCAGGTGGCGAGAATGGCGCGGAGACAGTGGGGAAATACCGCCGACATCTCCTTTGGATACGATAATTTTCCCGGCGCAGGGTGGAAAGCCGGAACTCGCACAGTTCGAAAAACCATTGGGAATATAGTGCGCGGTCAGGTTGGCAAGCGCACCACATCCGACCACAAGTCAAATGACCGCTTCCCGACCATCACCATTCAGGCGCTTTCCTCATGAGCCTAGCCGTTCTCGCCGCCATCAAGTCCTTGGCTGCGCCCTTCACGGATGCGCCGATTGCATGGCCGAACGAGGCGTTCACGTTGCCGACTGATGACTATGGATCGCCGCTTCCCTGGATTTGGGCCGAGACGAACGGCCTTGGCGCAAACCTGATCGGCCTGGGCTCCGAAAACCTGTCTGAAGACCATGGCTTTGTCCGCTTTCACGTCATGGTGCCGGTTGGAAGCGGCCTTGAAGGCGCTACCGGCCTAGCCGACACGCTTTCCGCCCTGTACCGCGCTCAGAACCCCATTTCCGGCCTGCAATTGCTGGCCCCGTCGCCGCCTGAGTTTGGCGCATCGTCCGATGACGGGCTCTATTTCGGCGTCTCGTTCTCCGTGCCCTGGACTTACTGGCACTCGTAACCTCCTCCTCCCGACAGAGGTTTCCCGACCATGAATAGCCTGCCTCCTGGCCTGTCGCTCGACAGGGCCAAATCCCGATCTGTGACATTTGCCACGCCCTGCTACCGCGATATCTCGCCCTGGCACCATGCCTCGATGATCGAAACCGTGTCGCTGCTGCGCGGCCTCGGCATCGCTTGCGAGGTCAAGATGGTGGTGGGCGTTCCGGTCAATGACGCCCGCAACGCCCTTGCTAATCGTTTCCTCGCTACCGATCACACCGATCTGGTTTTCATCGATGCGGATGAGGGCTGGGACGCCTGGGACATCGTGCGCCTGCTGGCCTCGGAGCAGCCCCTGATCGCCGCCGTTGGCCGCAAGAAGACTGCTGCGCCCGATGACGATCTGAAGACGTGGTGCATGGGCTTGCTGCCGGGAACCCTTGATGGGGTTCCGACCGACGCGGCGGGCGCTATCGAGGTCGAATATGTCGGCACCGGCCTGATGCGGATCAATCGCAGCGTTTTCGAGACGATGATCGCCGCCCATCCCGAATGGGAGCGAGAAAGCGCCGGCACTCAGGTTGAGCGGTTTTACGAATTCTTCGCCTGCGACCTGGACCCGAGCAGGAAAAGCAGGAATGGCGAGGATATCTCATTCTGCCATCGCTGGCGGGCTCTCGGCGGGAGCACCTTTGTCGATCCCGGCATCACCATCCGACACTTCGGAACCTGCGAATACGGCGGGAATATTGGCCGATTTTTCGAGGCCGCTCCCTCTGTCTGAATTCCGCGACTGCGCGGTCATCGACCCCCCGACGGTCATTAATCCCCAAGGAGCACCGCAATGACGGTAACTTATGTGCCCGCCAATGCCGCGAAGATCGTCGGCGTTGCCAAGACCAAGCTTTATATCGGCTCCCCCGCCGGAAGCACCCCCGCCTCCGTCACAACCTGGACTGAGCTGGGCGCGGTTCTGTCGCTTCCCGTCGTCGGGCCGAAGGACAACGTAATCAGCGTCTCGACCATCGGCAGCAGCTTGGTTCTCAAGCTGAAGGGCGTGACCGATGCTGGCGGCGGCTCCCTGAGCCTGTCTGAGGACTTCTCGGACGCCGGTCAGGCTGCGCTTCAGGCCGCCTATGCCGACAAGACCAACGATTACCCCTTCCGCTACATCCTGCCCAACCCGGCTACCTCGACCGGCACCGGCACCATGATTGACGTCATGGGCAAGGTGACTGGCTTCCAGAGCGACTTCGGCAGCGGCCCGGACAACCCGGTCAAGGCGTCTGTCGATCTGGCCTATACCACTCTGGCGACCTACACGACCGCCACCTAACCAGACCCGCCAGCAATGGCGGTAGAGCGGCGGCTGTGTGTCGGGCATGGCTGCCGCTCGTTTCTTCCCAATCCCGACAACAGAACCCGATAAGGACGCCCGACATGCATCACGTTTACGAAGGTAATCCCGATGGTCGCCAATCGGCGGAGCGCATCGCCGTCAGCCGGTTCCGCCCGAAATACCGGGCGCTAAATGACGACGAGAAGGCGCTGCACGACGCCATTAAGGCGAAGGCTGCTGAATTGGAAGCCCTATTCGGCCAGGTGCGCGATATCCGTCTTCCGGTCATTGAGATTCCGGCCATCGCGGATGGAGGGCAACACGAAACGATCCTCGGTGAGTCGCTGGATAACCCCGTTCGCGGGTATCTGGACGACGGCATGAAATCGCTGGAATTGGCGGTAATGTGGACCGTCAAGGGCCTGACTTCCTGATCAACGACGCCTCATTTCCTGGTTAATAAGGACAACCCGACATGCTTCCCATCTCCACTTCGGATATCATCGAATTCCACCCCGCCGTTGAGCGCGTCGAGGCTGCCCATGCCGCCCTCGAAGCCATCCCGGCCCTTGGTCCCGACGCCACCGCCGAAGAGTCTGCCGCCAGCGCCGCCAAGGTCGAGGAGGCATCTGCAGAAATCACCGCAGCAGAAGCCGCTTTGGCCCTGCGTGACCCGGTTTACCGTCTGCGTGTGCCGGATATCCGCAGCAAATTGGCTGCCTCGTGCGATCTGGCTGCCGAGGGCATTGTGACCAAAGGCAACGCCGATCTGGTCGCCGCCGTCCTCGACTCCGCCGACGAGCTTTCCGCCGAAGATGCCGAATTCGTGCGCGGCCTGAAGGGTGACAACATCTCTGCCGATGACTGGTCACGCCTGTACTGGATCGCCCGCTCCATTCCAGCTTCCGCCCGCATCCTGGCCGACCGCGCCTATAGCGCCAACATGGGCCGCCTGCATTCGATCCGGCACCACCTGATCATCGAAGGCCAGCGCAATCCTCTTCCCTACAAAGTCATTTCCGATCTGGAGCGGGCACACCCCGAGGACTATATCGCCATCGGGAACAAGGTCGATTCGCTGATCGTCCTCAGCGAGGCCGAAGAAAAAAACTAAGAGCCGCCCTGATCGCCATTGATCGCCAACGGGGATGGGAAACCGTCCCCGAATGGGCGGCAACGATGGTGCATCTGTGGCGGCTGTTTCAAGGCGGCGGCATGGGAGCCGGATATCTCCCAGAAGGCGGCGGCACGATGGATCAGCCCGTCAAAATGCTGACCGCTTTCAGCTTCATGTCCGAATTCGAAGAAAAACTAAAGAAAAGCAACGAGCCCGGCGGAATCCCAATCGGGGAAGACGGCGGTGTTGATTATGCCGAGGTGAACCGCCGGAACATGGCGGCGCTCGGCGTCAAATGCTGATGTGAGGATGATCGACGATGGCGCTTGAAAATAAGACGGTCGTCCTCACGATCAAAGGCACGACCGAGGGCATTGATCAGGCAAAAGCGAGCCTCCAAAGCCTAGGCGTTGCCTATGAGCAATCCAACCGGGCGATAGACCAGCGCGTCCCGGCCCTGGAAAAGCTGGCTCAGAAATACAACGACACGCTGCGCATTGAGACGCAGTACGTCGCCAATCAGGCCAAGCTTAAGGCGGCGGCGGAAGCATATACCCAGAAGACCGGCGACAGCGCCAAGGCCCAGGAACTGCTTTCCCTTGGCTTGGCGGGACTGTCGAAAAAGCACGAAGACGCCATGAAGGCGGCCAACGGTTCGGCCTCCGCCCATGCCGGCATGAACATGCGCTTTCAGGAAGGCATGCACTCGGCGCGTGGCTTCACTGAAATGGTCATGGCGGGACAAAATCCCATCCGCGCCTTCACCATGGAGGCCAGCCGCGCCGGTTCCGTGCTGCTTCAGGTTGACCAGGGATTCCGCAGCGCCTTGATGGGCGCTCTGCCGTGGGTGGCTGGGCTGGCGGTCGTCGGCACGGCTATTGCGGTTGTCACCGCCCGCATGATGGCCCTGAACGCCGAAACCAAGACTTTCACGGCGACCAGTCAGGCTTTCAACAACAAGAATTTCAGTTCCGGCGAACTTTCCAGCATGGCGCACGGCATGGCGTCGTCTGGCTCGTTCTCGCGCTCGGATACAGACGCCGCCCTGGTTGAACTGACCAAGACCCGCACCCTGTCGCGTCGGACCGCGCAGGAGATCGCGGACGCATCGGTCAGTTTCGCCACCGCGACGGGCGGAAAACTGACCGATGCCACCAAGTTCCTGGCCGATGCTGCCGGGAAGGGCTACGAGGGCATCAAGTCCCTGCAAGATGCCTATGGGATGCTGTCCCCGGCGCAGATGGAGCATATCCGCCAGCTTACCGAGGCCGGACGCCAGACGGACGCTTTTGCCATCGCCATGGGGGCGCTGAAAACTCAGATGGGTGCCTCCAAGGAGACTATGGAGGGGAATAAGGACGGTTTCCGGGACATGGTGAATGCCTGGAATGATCGGTTAGATTGGTTTGTCCAGACCGATTCCTTCAAGGTAGCATCGTCTTTCCTCGACAAATGGGCGAAGAGGATGGAGGCGGGGGCTACAACCATATTGGCCCCTAGCAGCAAGTTGGATGACGCTCGCACGAACGCATTCAATGCCATGAATGATTATCAGGGGGCCGTATCCAATAGAATTCCCGGCAATGCGTCCGATGATGTGCGAATTGAACAGGCCGCCGGAAGGCTTGCCGAGGCTCAAGCCAAAGTAAGGGCTTTAGAGCAAGAGGTCGCGGAAAAAGGGAAGGCTGCCTCTGACGCCCAGGCCAAGCTAGCCGCCGATCAGGCCCGCAATATCTCTCAGACCAACGTCAATCATGTGAGGGCCGCCTATGCCCCGAAAATTGCCGCTGCTGGCCTGACCGGTTATGACCAGGAACGCGCCCTGGCTCCGTCTCAGATCAACGAGGAGTACAAGGATAAGGACAGTGCCACCAAGGCCGAGGCTCTGCGCCTGCGTCTTGTTGAGATCGACACCCGCGAAGCTGCTGCCGCTGCCGAAGCCGCTAAATCGACCAACATGCAGGCCGAGGCCCAGGACCGCTTGACCCTATCTGCGGGCAAAAGCTGGGATGTTCGCAGGCAGGCATTGATCGACAACGCCAAAGCCGCAAATGACCATAAATATGGTGTCGGGAAGCTTTCCGATGAGAACACAAAGGCCGATACCAATAAGATCGACGCCGACCAGTTCAAGACCCAGCAGGAATACCTTCGATCCCTCGATAAGCAGGTAGCCGACGCCAAGAGCAAAGCGACAACCAAGAGCTTTGGCGACATCGAGGCGGACTCATGGGCGCAGGCCAAGGTTGCCGCTGATCAGTACGGCCTTTCCGTCGATCAGATCCAGCCGAAGCTGCTTGCGGTTGCCCAGGCACAGCAGAAGGCGCAGCTTCAATCTGTCGCCGACTCCGTTTCCCCCGATGCCGCTTACTCTGACCGCATCGCCAAGCTTCGGGAGCTTCAAAAGCGCCAGGACGAATTCAAGGTCAGCAATGAGGACATTACCCGCGCCATCCAGGCCGAAGACCTCAAGCGCCTGCAGTCATCCCGAGATTGGGAAGCTGGCGTAGCGGCTGGCTTCATGAAGTATGCAGACGACGCCTCGAACGCCGGGGCGGCTGCCCAGCAGGGCGTTGCCAAGGGCATGTCGGCGATGGAGGATTTCTTCGTCAACATCGGCACCGGCTCCAAATCTGGAGCGCAGTCCTTCAAAGCCTTCGCCGATTCCATCATTGCCGACATCGAACGCATGATGGTCAAGATGTCCATCACCGGCCCGATGAGCCAGGCCATCTCCGGTTGGATGGGCATGGGAAGCCAGACAGGGCAGGGCGGTGGCTATAGCAGCTCGTCCAGCGCCCTGGGCGCGGGTGGCATGATCAGCCTGGGCGGAAGCTGGCTCGGGCGTCAGCTCGGAATGTCGTCAGCCAGCAGCGATATCCCGTCAGGCGGATTGATGGCCTCGGACGCGGCCCAGGGTATTTCTGACAGTGCAGCCTCTAGCGGCGGCTTCTGGGACAGCATTGCGGGCCTATTTGCCGATGGCGGCAAGATCACTGGAAAGGGCGGCCCGCGTGACGACTCGATCCTCGCCGCCGTCTCGAATGGCGAATACGTCATCAACGCCAAGGACACGGCCCGTACCTTACCACTGCTTGAGCACATCAATAACGGCGGAAAGCTGCCGAAATTTGCTGATGGCGGCATGGTTGGCGGCAAGGCCCCGGCCAACAGCAACTCCCCAATGTCCATGCCCATGCCCTCGCGTGGCGTTTCGTCGGCTGGCGGCAGCGCGGTGCAATTTCACCCCGGCGCGGTCGTGGTCAACGCCCCCGGCGCGACGGCTGAAGATGCTCACGCCATTGCCACCGAAGTCGCAAACCGCATCGTCGCCCAGGCCGCGCCAGCCATCGCCCGCGCAGGAGCTATGCAGGGAGCGATGATGGTTCCGGGGCTGGTGCGCCAGGGCGGTGACTACATGGCTGCCGTGCGAGGGACGAAATGACCATTCTGACCATGCCGAATGTCCTGGCGTCGTCGCTGAAGTGGCATCTCCGCGCCAACACCATGACTTCGCGCTCGACCCTCAACCGCGCCACCAAAACCCGCGAGCTTCCCGGCGCGATGTGGATGGCAACCTTCGATTATACCAATAAGCCCCGCTCAGAATGGGCGATCATGGACGCCTTTATTTCCCAGCTTCGGGGCGCGGCTGGGCGTTGCTACGTCACTCCACCCCATGCGGCGGTTATCCAAGGCTCTGGCGGCGGTACTCCGCTGGTGGATGGGGCCGGTCAGGTTGGCAACACGATCAACATCAAGGGGGCGACGGCCAACGCTTCGGCATGGCTCAAGATCGGCGACTATTTCAGCTTTGACGCCACGGCAGGGCGGGAAATGAAGAAGGTGGTATCCGTCGATGTCGCCACCGACAGCTTTGGCAATGCCACGATTACCTTTGAGCCGCCGACCCGCAATGCGCCGGCGGATGGGGCTGCAATCACCATCTCCTCGCCAAGCTGCGTCATGCATCTGGTCGATGATGATCAGGGCATTTTGTCCATGGCTCCGCCCTTGCTTGGCGGCCTATCTGTCCAGTTCGAGGAAATCTGGTCATGAGCCGCCCGCTTACCCCGGCAGTCGCGGCGGCCATCGCGGCGTCCAATTACGTCGATTTCTTCATCACAAGGCTGGATTTCGCCTCTGGAACCGTCCGAGCTACTTCGCTGCCCTATAGCATCACTTGGGACGATGGCATGGGAGAAGGGCCGCAAACGTGGCTTGGCGTTGGCCGCTTCGGCAGCATTTCGGCGGTCGAGGAAGGCTCTGAGGTCAAGGCATACGTTACCACTTTGACGCTTTCCGGCGTCGATCTGGATCAGGTCGCCATCGCCATGACCGACAAATGCCAGGGTCGCGACGGCTATCTCTGGCAAGCCTTCTGCGATCCGAAAACGCACGTCATGTTGGCTGATCCCGTTGTGCTGTTCCCCGGCATCATGGACACGATGAGCATCCGCATGGGGCAGACTGCAACGATCACCGTCACCCTGCAAAACC